CCCGGTCGATACCGGCCATTTCCGCGCGAACTGGCAGCTTGGTGTAGGCGCCATGCCCACCGGTCAAATCGCAGGAGTTGATCCGAGCGGGGCAGGGCTGGGCAATCGCGTAACGGCGCGCATCCCCGCTGATGCTGCGGGCAAGGTCTATTACCTGACCAACAACCTCCCATACGCCCAGCGGCTTGAGCATGGCTATTCCAAGCAGGCACCGCAGGGAATTGTCGGACGCACGGTCCTCGAATGGCAGGGCATTGTCGATAAGGCCGTATTGGCCGCGCGAGGTGCCGCATGAGCGCGGTGGCCATCAGAAGCCTCTTGGAAACGGCGCTGGCGGCAATGACGCCCGCCGTCTCTACATCGTTCGAGAATGTGCCGTTCACTCCGGTTGTGGGCACGCCATACCAGCGTGCGCATCTGATGTTCAGTGAACCCGACGCTATCGAAATGAGCGGCGGCCATCACCGCGAGCAGGGCACATTCCAGATCACGCTTTGCTACCCGCTCAATGCCGGCCCGTCGCCCGCATCTCAGCGCGCCGAAGCGATCCGCAAGATTTTCTATCGGGGCCGCACTCTCGTCGGTTCCGGCATTTCACTCACCATCGAACGTCACCCGGAGATTGCTCCGGCGATCACGGAAGACGACCGCTTCGTACTGCCTGTGCGGGTGCGGTTCTTTGCCAACATCACAAGGAGTTAAGGCAATGACTGTTGCACAGGGCATCAACAAGCTGGTCAGCTACAAGGCTCAGGCTGGCCTCGGCACTCCGGCAACTGGCGCTGGCGGTCAGCTTGTCCGTCGCCGTACCGCCACTTTCAACGTCTCGAAGGATACCTACGAGAACGACGAAATCGCCAGCCACCAGATGGGCACTGGCCTCACACATAGCATCCGCTCGTCGGGTGGGTCTATCGAGGGCTTGCTATCCCCTACGACCTATTCGGAATTTCAGGCGGCACTGCTGCGTAAGGCATGGGCTGCAACGTCGGCCATCACCGGGATTTCGGCAACTATTGCGGCAAGCGGCGGCGGATATACCGTGACGCGCGCTGCTGGTGACTTCCTCACGGGCGGTATCAAGATCGGCGATGTTGTGCGCCTGTCGGGCGGCACTCTGAACGTGGCAAACGCTGGCGTGAACCTCGTTGTCGCTGGCGTCACCGCCACTGTCCTGACCGTGTTCGCGCCGAAAGACGCGACGCTGGTCGCAGAAGGCCCGATTTCGTCTGTGACCGTAACGGTCGTTGGCAAGAAAACGTGGGTGCCGACGAGCGGTCACGCGAACACCTATTTCACGATCGAGGAATGGTTCTCGGACATTTCCCGCTCCGACACGTTCCCCGACATGCAGCCGTCGGAAATTGCACTCAGCATCGCGCCGACCGGCAACGTCACGCATAACACCACGTTCGTTGGCCTTGGGAAGCGCACCCGCGGCGCATCTCAGGTTCTGACGAGCCCCACGGCTGAGACGTCCACCGAAGTCGTCGGCTCGATCAATGGCCGGGCCATCATCGGCGGCGCTGCACAGGCTGTCGTTACGTCCGCCACGATCAACATCAGCGGCAACGTGCAGGCCGGTGAAGCGGTAATCGGCTCCAACACGGCGGCCGATACTCAGCGCGGGCGCATCGTGGTCTCGGGCTCGTTCACGGCTGTGTTTGAAAGCGTAGCCCTAGCGCAGGCGTTCGACGACGAAACCACCACGTCGCTGATCTTCATGCTCGCCGAAGATGGCACCAACGGTGCCGATTTCTTCTGCATCACGCTGCCAGAGGTCAAACTGTCCTCGGACGAAGCTGACGACGGCGAAAAGCAGATCATCCGCACATACAATTTCACCGCACAGAAATGCACCACTGGCGGTGCTGCTGCGGCGAACCATCCGACCATCATCCAACTTCAGGACAGTACGCTGTCCGCCTGAACTTAACCGCGTTCCGGGGGCGATTCCTCTCCCCGCTCTCGGAACACCAGTGGAGAGTATGACATGAGTAAGACTACAGCTTTCGACCTCGCCAGCATCGACACCATCGCTGCGTGCAACAAGGCGACCGAAATCGAAATCACCAATCCGGCGACGGGTGTCGGCACCGGCGTATTCATCTCGGTAATTGGCCGTGACAGCGATGTTTACCGCTCGCGCATCAAGGCGATGGCGAACGAGAATATCCAGCGCGAAGCAACTGGCCGGAGAAAGACCGACACTATCGATGCGCTTGAGGCGAAGAACATCGGCGCACTGGTCGCGGCAACCGTGTCTTGGCGCAACGTTGTCCTCGACGGTGAAGCGCTGGAATGCACGCCTGAGAATGTGCGCACTGTCTACAAGCGCATCCTGCCCGTCCGTGAACAGGTTCAGGAAGCAGTCAACGACATCGCAAGTTTTTTGCAGACCTGATTGCTGGGTTCGCGGCGTTCGCAGCCCATCATTTTGAGTTGAGCGCCGAACAGAAGGAAGGCGGGACGTTGCGGGAACATCTTGAAGCCTATGAACAGCATACCGGGATGAAACACCCGCAGCTGCTCGACGCTCCAGAGTTGCCGGGCGGCCTCGAAATGCTCTGGGCCGACTTTGTCGATCTGCACATTTCGCGTGGATCGACGGGGCTTGGCCCAGCGCGGATCACATATCTGGATATCGATGCCTTCCAGCGAGTTCGCAATGTGCGCCTGTTGTCCTGGCAAATCGACGCAATCCAGCGGGCAGACACTGAATACATGCGCGTAGCGATGCGGAGGGGTAAATGACGGACCTTGCATCGCTTGCGCTCAAAATTGACGCTTCGCAAGTAAACCCTGCAGCAACGAGTTTGGATCGTCTGACAGCGTCGGGCGAGCGCGCAGAACGCGCCACCAACGGCGCAGGCAAAGAGTGGGTGCGGGCATCCAGCGCAGCGGGCAAGCTTCGGATGGAGCAATTGTCTGCCGCCGCTGCTGCCGAAAAAATGGCCTCGTCGAACAAAGGGGCCGGGGCTGCTGCGGCGCAGATGGCCCGTGACGCACAACAGGCGGCAGCGACTGTCAGCGGTGTGACAAAGGCAACGAATGGCGCGGCATTCGCATCGCGCAACCTCAATTATCAGCTCGTCGATATGGCGCAGGGCCTTGCTATGGGTGCGCCTCCGCTCATGGTAATGATGCAGCAGTTACCGCAGGCAGCGGATGCTTTTTCGATGCTGGCCAAGGAAAGCGGGGGTGCGGGGGCTGCGCTGTCAGGCTTGGCTACAAAATTCTTGCCGGTCGCCGCCGCAGTGGGCGTTGCCATTGCAGCCATCAAAGGTTGGCAATCGCATATCAACACCGAACACAAGGCTGAACTGGACGCTTACGCAAACTCGCTCGGTTTGACGGCTGCGCAGATGGAAAAGGCCGGTGGTGCGGCTGTCACTGCTGGTGACCTGATCGGCGGCCTATGGGACGTGATCAGGGAGGCTATCGGGCTAGATGCAATCATCTCCGACCTTGGCTCATGGTTCATGGAGACGTTCTATGCAGTAGCCGCCGATGCGAAGAAGAACCTGTCTGAGATTTACGGTGCCGTCGTTGCGCTTATCAATGGTGTAAAGCATGTCTGGAACAACTTCCCGGCGATTATCGGCGAGGCATTTCAGAACGCTGTGAACGCTGCCATCGGCGCAGTCGAACAGCTAATCAACGCTCACATCAATGGCCTTAATCGGTTCGTCGGGATGGTGAACGGGGTGATGGGCACATCGTTCGGCACCATTGGCGATGTCGAACTTGGGCGCGTGAAGGTGTCGTATGCCGGGGCTGGCGCGGCAGCATCACAGGCATTCACCGGGGCCTACAATAATGGCCGTTTAGCGGGCGAAAAGTGGATACAGGGCAAGATTGACGCGGTTGAGGGTGCCGCCATTAAGCGCCGGAACAAGCGCCTAGCGAGTGCGGTTCAGCACGCAAATAGTCGCAGATCGATGGGTGGCAATCAATCTGGTGGCGGACGCGATACCGCAGGGAGAGTCCTGTCAGAAGTCGTTGATAAAAACCTCCAGGGGTTCAATGAGATGACTGCCGCCATCGACGACCAAATCAGGTCCGTCAAAGCCGCCAACGACACCATCGGGATGTACGGCAAGAGCCTTTACCAGTTCTCCGCCCTGCAAGACTTGATCAACGACGCGGAAAAGCGCGGGATCAAACTCACCAATGAGCAAAAGGAAGCGCTGGCCAAGAAGGCGCTCGCTCTCGGCGAATTGAAAGCACAGGGCGATGTCCTGCGCTTTATGGAGGATTTCCGGGTAAACACAGAGGCCGCTACCCGGGCGATGACCACCGAG